AATTCCTAAACCCCTAGGGGCCGTACTAAAACTTTTAACAGATAGGTAAAATAATGCTAGGAAATATTACAACAAATATTGGCGCAGCAATGGAAGCCGAAAACGCAGGAGAAACAAGCAATTATAGCGACGAATGTTATATGCTCGATTATATTGATGTTATTTCAGCGTGGAATCGAAATGACGTCAAAGGAGGTAAAAAAGTATATACCAATTTTATACCCGTTACATGTTCGGATACTACTGGTGCATATGAGATAATTTCTAGATTGACCTCTAGGGCTGCTAACAGCAGAGATGATAAAAAATTAGCAGACGGGATAAAAGAATTTATTAATATTCGTCCGGCTGACTTGGCGCTGTTGCAACCAAAAGTAAGACTTTACAAAGTCATATATCCGAATGGCGCTGGAGAGCCTAATATTTTAGAGATTCAATTCGGCGAACACATAGAATCTTCGATATTGGATATGATTGGAATAAGTAGGAGACGAACTGGTGGCGCCGGTCTTAAAGATTTTAGTTGGACTTTTGCAGGAACCAACCCAGCATCTGCCGAAAAAGCCATCGATGTGTCGATGACATTAACTTTCCAAACTATTCGTGACTTATTGGGCGACAAATATACTTTTTTTGATGGCACCACAAATCCCAGTGCTGAAATGACTGTTGATCAGGAGATGGCAATGGATAGTTCTGCTAGCTTTCTAGATTTAATATGGCACCCTCCAACATCAGAACTCCGTGAGGAAAGGCGCCGGGCGAATGAATATATACCAAAACATTACAGAATTAAAGCAGAAGTCGGCTGGGCGATCCCCACTGGAAAGTTTCCATCTTTGACTTCAGAAGAGGCTGTAGCTCTTAAAGCTGAGCTTAGAAAGATGAATTTATCGATGTATCTCAACCTAGTGTCTCATGAGCTTACAATAAAAGAGAATGGCGGAGTTGATCTTAAGATAGATTACGTTGCGTCAATCGATTCTGCTATTGACGGTAATAGCGCAAACATATTGACTGCCGGCATATCTAATAGCGAATTGGCGAAAATGAGCCAAGAAAAGCAAGCCATAAAGGACGAAAGGGCAAAAATTCGTGATATGGAGGAAGCGGAAGCATGCTTTTCTAGAATGACAATGGGGGATGAAGGAGGTCAAAAAAAGGCTAAAGCCTTGGCAGGCAAAAACAAAAAACGAAAAGATAAATTAACTCAAAAAACTATTCCCAAACTAGAAAAGCTTCACGCGGCTAAAAGAATGAAAGTTTATCGATCCTTCATGAAGGCGCTGGTTGACGCAGAAGCGATACGATTTTTACCAGAAGTCGATGAAGATAAAATAAAAGAATGGGAAGAGTCTTTAAAGAATACTACGATGGCTTCAGCA